GGGCTCGGAGATGTGTATAAGAGACAGGGATGTGATGCGTCATGGGGTTGATCGGTGGGACGCGGCCGGAGTTGCGGGCCAAGGCCGCCCGTTGAGATCTGCCACAAGGTTTTGGAAGGCCGGAAGAGACTGACGCGGACGGTCGAGTCTCTGGTCGTGGAACTGCAGCAGAAAGGCGTCGTCCAATGTGATGTAAGCATCGATCAGGTTCTGGTTCACGAGTGGGAAAATTACTGGCTCCGGTTACGGCTGGCGGCCAAGAGCGCAAGCCCTGAAGGCTGGAAGGCGGCGCTGCTGCTGAACAACCTGAGGATTGCTGGAGTTGACTGCCACCGCACGGATGTGCCGGACATCTTCGGTTCCCCGCTGCGGGGCTGGCACAAGCATGTTCTGGACATGGCAACCGGAGAGGCCTCCGGTCGCATCACAATCGAGGATCCGGCGCCGGATGGAAGACTGGAGACTTTCGTGTGCGCCGTGCTGGAAATCTTCGGGCTGGAGTATGAGGTAGGACGCCTGCATGAGCAGCGAGATCTTGACTTTGATTCACGATCAGCTTAAGCGCTACACAGAGGCCCGGATCATCGTGGAGGGCAGGGCCGACAGGATCCAGATCACCCTGCCCGGCACAACGGCCGACGGGCACCTGGTGACCGTGCACGCCGAAAGGCTGCTTGGGGGCTACTGGAAGGTCCACGATGCGGCAGCGGCCATTTCTGAGCTTTGGGTTGAAGGTCTGAGTATTCGGGATGCCCAGCGGACGCTCATGAGGAGGATTGCCGAGACAATGGGCGTGGAGATCGACGAGCGGGATGCCTTTTCGGCGCACTGCAGGCTGGAGGAGCTGCCCCGCACCGCGTGGCGCGTGCGGGACGCCGCGGCCTTGCTCTCTTCGGCGCTGTTTCGCCACAGGGCAGTGATCACCCGCCGCGTCCTGCTGGCGAAGACAGTCGAGAAGCTGCGATCGGTGCGAGGTCCTTTTGATGTTGAGGAACGGCCCAAGCTCCGGGGATTGAGAGCAGAACACCGGTTTGATGTCGCCGTGCGGCCGAAGCGCAAGGACTGCCCGATTGCGGTGAAGATCCTGTCGGCTGGTGCCGGACCGTGGTTGAGCGCTGAAGCCTATGCATTTGCGGTGAGCGACGTCGGAGACAAGTACGGACACATCGCCGTTCTGCATGATCCTGATCACTGGAGCAGGAAGTCGGTGGAACTGATTCGATCCATGGGCGCCTCCGTCGTTCAGGAGAAGACGCCGGATGGCGCCGCCGAAAGGCTGCGGATCATTGTCGAAGAAAAGGTGGCAGCGCTCGATGCAGCATGAGCAAACGGCCCACTGCTGTTCCACCCGACCCAGACATGCGGTCTCCGCCGCGGCTGCGGCTTCGCCTGCCCGGCCGCCGAGCCCGCCCCCTGCGCGGCCGCCTGTTTCAAAGTCAGCATAAAAAAGGCTGCCGCTGCAAAAAAGGCAGCCCCGCGCAAGTTCAGTCTCTATCCGGGGCCCGATGCGCCGCCGCTGCCGCCGCTGCCGCCAACCGATAAGAAGGGTGGTCGGGGCAAAGGGAGGACGGACGACTGAACACGATCCGCTGCCCTCTGTCGAGCTAATGGTTTCGCGCCTCTGCGGCATTCTGATTCGCGGAAAACAGCGGCTGGCTGCCCGCAGGCTAAAGCCTCCTCCCCGGTCGAGGAGGCTGGACGATGGGCCGCGGCTGGAGCTCGCCTGAAGGTCACTGGAGCTTAAAAGAAAGCGCTTACATTTCTGAGTCGCCATTTCTTCGCCATGGGCGGGTCGGCCTGGCCGGATTCTGGCCGTATAAAATCCGGCCAATTGGCCGGATTTTGGGGTGCGTTTTGGAAAATCCGGCCACGGTAAGCATCTCATTCTGAGGCGTTTAAGTCCAATTGGCCGGATTGGCCGGATTTTCTCCAGGGGGAGAGAGGGGGGACAGAGCAGACAGCCGCGCCACCACCGCTTTTATGTTATGGCTTACATGAAAGCGGCCCGCCTGCAACGGCCGCCCCGGCCCCTCCAGATACCGGCAGACGGAAACATTTTGCCGCCGTTGTGTTTTGGGACATAATGTGTCCAAGCCTCGCTGCGTGAGGCGGTTGCGGATCCGCCTCCAGGGGCGGGCGGCGGGCGGGTGTGAAGGGTTTCGCTCCTGGCGGGTATAGTAGGGTAGTTGCGGCGGGTGGCGGCTGCACGGCGCCGGGCGGGGCGCGGGGCGGCCGGCGCCAGAAACAGGCCGGCCCCTTCCGGGATGGGGCGAGGTCGGACAGGAGCCCGACCGAAAACACAGCGACTCCCGGCTGTCCGACCGTGCCGGCTTCTTCTCTTTGTCCTGATCCCAGATCCATGGCCGAGCGCGTGCTGCTGCTCGACGAGCTCAGCCGCCCGGTGCGCTGGCTGAATGAGGATGACGCCCGCGAGCTGGTCCGCCAGGAGCAGGTCGTCGTGCTCGGCACCCGGCGCAAGATCCACGCCGTACGGCTGCGGCCGGACCGCCCGCCGACGCTCGACGAGCGCATCGCCATGCACCGCCCAGGCCCGGCCCGCCGCCACTATTCGCACAGGCGCGAGACGGCCGACAACCCGGCCGGAGTCTGGACGCTCGTGCGGATCCCCGCCTGGCAGAAGCCGTTTTTCCTGCCATGACCCTCGCCGACTGGCTGCGCGCGCCGGAGGAAGCCTCGCCGGAGCGCCAATGCTGCTACAGCGAGAGAGCGCGGCTGATCTGGGAGCTGGCCGAGTGCATCCTGACCAGCCGCCAGTACAAGGCCCTTGTGCTGCGCTACCGCGAGGATCTGACGCTCGAGCAGACCGGCCGCCTGATGGGCATCGGGGTGCCGGCGGTCCATGGGCTCGAGGAGCGGGCCATCGCCCGTCTGCGCGCCGGCCTGCAGGTGCTTGGCATTCGCGACTCGCACTCGATCTGACATGGCCAGCCCGGCAATGGCGCCGGTCCGCGTCCCGCGGTCCGGCCTCGAACGGTTTTTCCGGCCGGAACCGCGGACGAAGCCGAAGGCCGACATTGTCTGGACCCACGAGCTCGTCTTCGGCCTGGCCGACGTCCGCTGCGCGCAGTGCCTGGGCCGCGGCATCCGTGGCCGCGGCAATCCGTGCGGCTGCGTGCTGCGCAAGATCTTCCGGATCTGCGCGGCCAAATACGAGGCGGCGCGCGCCGACGCCGTGCGCTACAGCCAGGTGCATTGGTCGCGCGTGGCGGCGGGACCGAAGGGGGCGCGCACCTACAGCTTCCGGCGCGTCGAGTTCGTCGCCGACTTCGACCTGATTGCGCGGCGCCGCCTGGACAGCAAGGAGCGCCGCATCCTGTACGAGCACATCCTTGGCGATTTGACCGCCAACGAGCTGGCGCCGCGGCTCGGCATGAGCCGCGGCAACTTTTTCCATGCCGTCTACCGGATCATGGCGCGGCTGGGCGCCGCCTTCGCCGAGACCCGGCCCTATCCGCTCTACCCGGTGGATGAGTACTTTTCCTGAGGACCGCAATGATGAACTTCAAGGTGAATTCGACCGTCCAGGCGCTGGCCATCGCGGCTCACGTGCTGAACGCGTCGCTCGAGGTTCTGCCGCCGCGGGCCAGGCTGTGGGCGATGGCGGCGTTGTCGCTCGTGCAGGGGGCGGTGGCGGCGCTGGCGCACTTTTCCAACCCCGACGGCACGCCGGCCGAGGCGCCGTACCGCAAGCCATGAACGCCGAGCTGCTGGCCGTGGCCTGCTCGCTGCTGGCCCTGGTGGGGCAGGTCTTCAACGCCTATCTGAAGACGCTGATCCTCAAGGAGCTGGCCGAACGGGAGGCGGCGCTGCGCAAGGAGATCGACGAGATCTACCTGCGCAAGGAAGTCTGGGAGCAGTCGCGGGGGCACTGATGCCGGAGGCGCCGCGGAAGCCCTGTCTGGTGCCAGGCTGTCCGCAGCTGGTCGAGCGCGGCTACTGCGCGGCGCACGCGCGCCTGCTCGGAGCGGCCGAGCCGCGCCAGAGCGCGGCGCGGCGCGGCTATGGCCGGCGCTGGCGGGAAGCATCGAAGGCGTTCCTGCGCGAGCGCCCGCTGTGCGCCGAGTGCGCGCGGCGCGGAGAAACGACCCTGGCCGCCGTGGTCGACCACGTCCGGCCGCACCGCGGCGACCCTGAGCTGTTCTGGGACCGCGCCAACTGGCAGCCGCTGTGCAAGCCCTGCCACGACCGCAAGACGGCGCGCGAGTCCGGCTGGGCCGGCCGCGGCGGGCCGAGGGGGGATGGGGGATCCCTGGCAGGCTCGGGCGTAGACCGCGCCGGGCCCCGCGCGCAAACGCCCGCGGAATGAAACTCGATTTTTGATGCCGCGCAACGCGAAGCCTCAAGCATTGCAGGAGCGCCGCGGACATCCGGACAAGCGGCCGAGGCGCATCGTCCAGCACCTGCCCGGCTGCCCTGAGCCGCCTGCGGGCCTGCCGCCAGAAGCCCTGAGCGAATGGCGGAGGCTCACGGAGCTGCTTTCGGCCAGAGGAGACCTGTCCGAGCTCGATCAGGCGGCCCTGGCCGACTACTGCCTGTGCCGGATCCGTCTCGAGGAGTGCGAGCGGCTGATCGCCGAGCAGGGAGTCCTGGTGCGCGGCCAGCGCGGACTGGTGAAAAACCCGGCTCTACAGATCGCGAGGCAGTACCGTGCGGCGCTGCAGAAGTGGAGCGACCTGTTCGGCCTTACGCCCGCTTCGCGGGGCAAGATCAACATCCCGAGGCAGGAGATTGACGATGACCCGGACGGGATGTTTTCGTAGGCAATGCCGTTCGACCCGAGGAAGGCGGACCGGGCAGTGGCCTTTTTCGAGCGCTATCTGAAGCACGGCACCGGCCGCTGGGCCGGCCGTCCGTTTCTGCTCGCCGAGTGGCAGAAGAAGATCATCCGGGACATCTTCGGGACGGTCAAGGAGGACGGCACGCGGCAGTATTCGACCGTCTACATCGAGATCCCGAAGAAGAACGGCAAGAGCGAGCTGGCTGCCGGCATTGCGCTCTACCTGCTGGCCGCCGACGGTGAGGCCGGGGCGGAGGTCTACGGAGCCGCCAGCTCGCGCGATCAGGCCTCGATCATCTACCGGCTGGCCAGACGCATGGTGATGCAGTGCCCGCCGCTGCGGCGGCGCACCGAAGTGCTGCAGTCGACGAAGACGATTTACTACCGGCCGACCGACAGCTTCTACCGGGCCATTTCGGCCGACGCCGGCACCCAGGACGGAATCAACCCGAGCGGCGTAATTTTCGACGAGCTGCACCGGCAGAAGAACTCCGACCTGTGGGACATCCTCACGCTCGGCGGCGACACGCGCGCGCAGCCACTGACCGTGGCGCTGACCACCGCCGGCGTGCGCGATGAAAGCCCGCTCTGCTGGCAGCAGCATGAGTATGCAAGCCAGCTGCTGCGCGGAGTGTTCGATAACCCGTCCTACTACCCGGTCATCTTCGCCGCGGACGAAAACGACGACTGGGAAGACCCGCGCACCTGGGCGAAGGCAAATCCCGCGCTCGGCGATTTCCTTCCCGTGGAGAAAGTGGCCGAAGCCGCAAGGCTCGCAAAGCAGAATCCTGCCGAACTCAACAAATTCCTCCGGTTCCGTCTGAACCGTTGGGTGCAGCAGGAATCGCGTTGGATCCAGCTGGAGAAATGGGACGCCTGCGCTGGCAAGGTGGACCGCGACGCTCTGCGCGGCCGGCCGTGTTTCGGAGGGCTTGACCTGTCCACCTCGGTCGACCTGACCGCGTTTGCGCTGCTGTTTCCTCACGGGGACGGCATGATCGACATCCTCTGCCACTTCTGGATGCCGGCGGCGGCCGTGAGGGAAAGGACGAAACGCGATGGCTACCCCTACGACCGCTGGGTCGAGGCGGGTCTCATCGAAGCCACCGACGGCAACACGGTCGACTACACGGCGGTCAGGCGCCGCATTCTCGAATACGCCGAGGAATTCGAGCTGCTCGAGATCGGCTACGACATCTACAACGCCAACCAGATGGCAGTCGAGCTCCAGGCGGCCGGCATCCGCATGGTTCCGATCCGGCAGACCACGGTTGGGCTCAACGCTGCCTGCCGGGAGCTCGAGCGCCGGCTGGAGGACCGCAGACTGCGGCACGGCGGCCATCCGGTGCTGCGATTCATGGCCGACTGCGTGGAGGTGAAGGAGGACTCCAACGGCCTGATGAAACCGGTCAAGCCGAGCCGGCACGCATCGCGGAAGCGGATCGACGGGATCGTAGCCATCCTGAATGCGCTCGCGCGGCTCATTGTGCATGACGGAAGCGGCGGAACCGCGGATCCTGTGGTGCTGGTCGTATGATCGAGACCCTTTTCTCGCTGGCCGGCCGGGACAACATCATGCCGGAGGTCCGCTCGTCGGAGTTCGTGAGCGGCCTCTCGGCGCCGGCGGAGTGGATTTTGGATGCGCTCGGCGCCGTGAAGACGGATGCGGGCGTGGCCGTCAATGAGACGGTCGCTCTGAACTACGCCACGGTGTTCGCCTGCATCCGCGTGCTGAGCGAGACCCTGGCCTCCATGCCGCTCATCGTCTACCGCCAGCTCGAGCGCGGTCGCGAGAAGGCTCCAGAGCATTACGCCTACCGGCTGCTCAAGGAGGAGCCGAACCCCGAAATCAGTGCCGCAGTGTTCATCGAGACGCTGATGCAGTGGGCCAACCGCTGGGGCAACGCCTATGCGCTGATCGAGTGGAACCGCGCTGGCCGCGCGCGTGCGCTGTGGCCGCTGGCGCCGCAGTGGATGCGAGTGCAGAGGGTCAACGGCCGCCTGGTCTACAGCTACGAGGACCGGACGAGCCCGTGGGCTGGCGTCTACCCGGCTGAGGACATCATCCACATCCGGACGCTCGGCGATGACCTGGTCGGCTGGTCGCCGATCCGGCTGGCGCGACAGGCCATCGGCGCCGGCATGGCGGCGGCGCAGTTCGGCGCGAAGCTGTTCGCCAACGGCGCCAAGATCGGCGGCATTCTGCAGGTGCCCGGCCGGCTCAAGGACCGGCAGAAGTTCGTCGACGAGTTCAACAAGGCCTACGCATCCGCCGAAAACGCGCACAAGACGCTGGTGATCGACGATGGCGCCAAGTGGGTGGCGACGACGATTCCGCCAGATGACGCGCAATTCCTGGAAACACGCAAATTCCAGCGCTCGGAGATCGCCGCCATTTACCGCGTGCCTCCACACCTGATTGGAGATCTGGAGCGGGCGACCTTCTCCAACATCGAGCATCAGTCGCTCGAGTTCATCCAGTACTCGATGCTGCCCTGGATGACGCGTTTCGAGCAGGAATTCAACCGGAAGCTGCTCGGAGAAGGGTACTTCTGCAAGTTCCTCGTCGCCGCGCTGCTGCGTGGCGACATGAAGAGCCGCTACGAGGCGTACAACACAGGCCTCCGCGCCGGCTTCCTGTGCCAGAACGAGGTGCGCGAGCTCGAAGAGATGAACCCCGTGCCGGGCGGCGATGTCTATCGCGTGCAGGCCCAGATGGTGCCGCTGACGCAGCTGGATGGAGGGAAATCATGATCATCGAACTGGCGCAGCAGACGCGCGCGGCGCAGATCGCGCCGGCCACTGCGGACGAAGGACAGCGGACAGTGGAAGTCGTCTGGTCGACTGGCGCGGCTGTGCGGCGCGCGGACTGGATCACGGGCAAGTTGTATGTCGAGGAGCTGTCCATGCAGCCCGGCCATGTGCGGCTCGAGCGGCTCAACAGCGGCGCGCCGCTGCTCAACACGCATGACCGGTACGATCTGCGCGGAATCATCGGCGTTGTGGAACGCGCATGGATCGACGGCGGCGAAGGCCGCGCGCTCGTCCGGTTCAGCCGGCGTGCGGAGGTGGACCCGGTCTGGCGCGACGTGCTGGACGGCGTGATCCGCAACGTCAGCATCGGCTACCGGGTGTACCGCTACGAGGAATTTCCGGGGGAGAAGCCGCCGCGGCTGCTGGCCACGGACTGGGAGCCGGAGGAGATCAGCCTGGTTCCCGTAGGAGCGGACGCTGGCGCCGGCATCCGCTCGGCCACACCGGCGGCGTGCGAAGTGTCGCTCGCCATGGAAGAGAAGCTGGAACCGCCCGCCTTGACAGGGCGGCCGTCGAGCCTGGCGCGAAGGCGCCTGGCTCTCGCGGAACGGGAATCCCGATAGGAGGAACGATGAACACGAAGGAACTCAGGAGACAGCGGGCCGCCCTGATCGAGCAGGCCCGGGCAATTCTGGACAGCGTGCCCGAAGGGCAGGCAATGACAGCGGAGCAGGAAGCGCAGTTCGACCGGATGATGGCCGACGCCGACCGGCTGCTGAAAACGATCGAGGCGGCCGAGAAGGTCGTAAGCCTCTCGCAGGACCTCGAGCAGCCCGTCCGCGGCCAAGCCCGCGAGGTGGCGGAGCGCAGCGAGCCGGAACTGTACCGCTCGGCCATCCTGCACTGGATCCGCGGCGGGATGGAGGCGCTCAGCCCGGACGAGCGGGACGTGCTGAGCCAGTACCGCGCCCAGTCGGCGATCACCGGATCGGCCGGCGGCTTCACGGTGGCGCAGGACTTCTACCGCCGCCTCATCGATGCGATGAAGGAGTTCGGCGGCATCGAGGAGGCTGGCGCCACGGTGCTGCAGACGGCCACTGGCGCCGACCTGCCCATCCCGACCGCCAACGACACCGCGCAGGCCGGCGAGATCGTCGCCGAGAATACGCCTGTGTCTGGGCAGGACATCGCCTTCGGACAGGTCGTGCTGAAGGCCTACAAGTACAGCTCCAAGACCGTGCTCGTGCCGTTCGAGCTGCTGCAGGACTCGGCCATCGACATCGAGGCCTATATCGCCCGGAAGCTCGGAGAACGCATTGGCAGGATCACCAACCAGCACTTCACCACCGGCACTGGCACGAACCAGCCCCAGGGCGTCGTGACTTTCTCGACTCTCGGCAAGACCGGAGCCAACGGCCAGACGACCTCGGTCACCTACGACGACCTGGTCGACCTGGTGCACGCTCTGGATCCGGCCTACAGGCGGCGGGCCCGCTTCATGCTGCATGACCAGACGCTCCGGGCCATCAAGAAGCTCAAGGACAGCCAGGGCCGGCCTCTCTGGCTTCCCGGGATGGCCGAGCGCGAGCCAGACACGATCCTCGGCTATCCGTACGTGATCAACCAGGACATGCCGCAGATGGCGGCCAACGCGAAGTCGATTCTGTTCGGCGACTTCTCGAACTACTTCATCCGCCGGGTGATGGATCTCACGCTGTACCGCATCACCGACAAGTACATCGAGAGCGGACAGGTCGGGTTCCTGGCCTTCATGCGCACCGACGGACGCGGCGTCAACGCCGGCGTCTCTCCGGTCGTGCACTACGCCAACAGCGCCACCTGATGCGGTCGCTGGGTGATTGCTGCCTGCCACGGGGCGGTCTTCGGGCCGCCCCGGTCTTCTTCCGGAGGCGTTCATGCAGGTGCGCATTCTTGTGAGCATCGCCTCGGCCGAATGGTCCTACGCTCCCGGCCAGATCGTCGAGATGGACGATGCGCTGGCCAGGATCTGGATCAGCAGCGGACTTGCCGAGCTGGCAGAGCCGTCCGGCGAGGCCGGGACTGAGCAGGAA